GCTGCGTCCAGCGTGCCGACACGTGTGGTGCGCAATCAGGGACAAGAACGGCATCTGGATTGAGACCAACATGAGCCTGACCGGCATCAACACCACGGCCATCGACAAGGACTTTGACCTGCGTATGTACTACCAGCAGGCAGGTCTGGAAGCGTGGGTCGTGGATGCGCAGCCAGCTAATCGCGGTCTGATGCCTTACAACCTGAACAGCTGCGTGGGTTTGACCAAGGCCCTCACGGGCATACGCCACCCAGCCTTCACACCGTATCAGCTGCGAGGGTATCTCGCACGAAAGGACGCAAAATGTACCAACTCAAACGCCGACTGAACCTCACCCTACCCGGCTTGGGGGGCGGCGGGGTGGCCGACTACGCCCAATCAGTAAGGGCTGCAGCACCCCCACCGCCCCCAGCATCTGCGCCCGGAGCCACTGGGGCGTCGAGCATAGCATCGCGTGCGAGCGTGGGCGGTGGCCAAGCCACACCAGCAAACGTGCGCAACACCGGAGGCGCTCGCGGCCTCGACGTCATGGGCACCACAACGCGCGCCCTCAAATCATTGACGGGACAGTAACATGGCAGTCAGCACCCCAGAAAATCTGAGCGGGTCGTCACTCGGCGGCAGACGGGGCGCTGCCTACAGGCGCTTCATACAGCTCGAGACCGACCGCTCCAGCTGGCGCGGCCAGTGGCAAGAAATCACCGACTACCTGCTGCCACGACGTGGCCGGTACTTGATGGAGAGCCAGAGCACCAAGGGCCGCAAGCGCAACAGCAAGATCATCGACAACAGCGCAGGTCAGGCTCTGCGCACCATGACAGCGGGCATGATGTCAGGGCTTACAAGTCCTGCGCGCCCGTGGTTTCGGTTGATGACCGAGGACCGGGACATGATGGACGGCGAGGGCGTCAAGAAGTACCTTGGCGCTGTCGAGCAGATCCTGCGTCGCATGCTATCAGCGTCCAATTTCTACAGTGCTGCGTCCACGGTGTACTTTGAGCTGGGCGCGTTTGGCACAGCGCCAGTCATGCGGCGCAGGCACCCACAGCTGCATGTCCACTATCGCAACTTCACAGCAGGCGAGTACGTGATCGCTGAGAACGAGTTCGGGCAGGTCGACACCCTCGGTCGCGAGTTCACCATGACCGTGGCGCAGACCGTCGAGGAGTTTGTCTGGGACAAGCTGACCGAGAAGTTCGACTGGGGCAAAGTCAGCCGCACAACCAAAACGCTTTGGGAGCAGCAGAACTACGACGCACAGATCCCGACCGTGCACATGATCCAGCCGCGGCGGCAGACTGAGCGCGACCTGTCCAAGATGGATGGCATGAACCGACCCTTCGCCGACCTGTACTTTGAGAAGGGCGCGGATCGCGATGTTATGCTGAAAGAGGACGGCTACAACCGGTTCCCCATATTCTGCCCAAGGTGGGACGTCCTGACGGGCGACGTGTATGGCCACAGCCCAGCGATGGAGACCCTCGGCGACATCAAGCAGCTGCAGCACGAGCAGCGCAGGAAGGCGCAGGCCATCGACAAAATGGTCAATCCTCCCATGGTCGGTAGCCTTGTGCTCAAGGGCAGCCCAACCACAGCGTTGCCGGGTGGAACCACCTACGTTGATCCCATGCACGGGGGCGCGGGGTTTGCCCCTGCGTACCAGATCCAGCCGCGCATCAACGAGCTGATGATGGACATCCAAGAGGTTCAAGGGCGCATCCAGCGCGGCTTCTACGCCGACCTGTTTGCGATGATGATCAACAGCGACCGTCGCCAGATGACGGCGACCGAAGTGGCCGAGCGCCACGAGGAGAAGCTGGTCCTGCTTGGCCCGGTACTGCAGCGCCTAAACAGCGAGTTCTTGGATCCGATGATCGAGGACGCGTTCCTCGTGGCCAGCGAGCAAGGCCTACTGCCCGAGACGCCCCCGGCCCTACAAAACCAGCAGATCAGCATCAAGTATGTCAGCCTGTTGGCACAGGCGCAGGAGGCAGCCAGTGCGTCTTCAATGGAGCGCACCATGGCGTTCGTCGGTAACCTGACCGGCGTGGCGCCAGACATCCTCGACAACTTTGACACCGATGTAGCGGCACGCGAATACGCCGACATCATGGGTACATCACCCGCTCTGGTGCGCGACGTGGTCGTGCGGGACAAGATCCGCGCTGATCGCCAAGAGGCGCAGCAGCAAGCGCAGCAGCAGGAGCAGGCAGCGATGGCAGTCGACGTGGCTGGTAAGGGTGCGCAGGCAGCGAAACTGCTCAGCGAGACCGACAGCCAGAACCCCAACGCGCTGACCAGTCTGCTACAGAGAGGACAGAGCCGTGGTATCTGACGCACCCCGCAAGAAGTCACTGAGGCTGCCGAGGCACGTTGTGCACGACAACAGCGATCCTGACCAAGTGCAGAAGGCAATCGATCTCGACAAAGACCGGGATCGGGACCTGCAAGAAATTATGAAACTGCCACGTGGGCGGCGATGGATGTACGACCTGATCTACCGCGACTGCCATGTCGACCGGATCAGCCACTACCCGAGCGACACCCACACCACCGCGTATAACGAAGGCGCGCGCGCGGTGGGGCAGAAGCTGCTGGAAGACTTGCGCAGCAAAAACTTCGGCGCCTTCATCACAATGTTGGAAGAGCATCATGACCCAGTCGAATGACACACCCGCTGAAATCGCAGCAGCCCCCGCAGCACCAGCCGACATCCTCGACGTCGCGCCTGTAGTTGCTGATGTACTTGACACACCGCCAGCAGATGGTGCAGATGTGTCGACAGATGGAGACGTGCTGGCGGATGCCGACGCCTCCACCGATGAAGGGGTGCCAGACAGCTACACCTTCGAAGCGCCTGACGGTCTAGAGATCGATCAGGCGGCGCTCGAAAACGCGATGGCGATGGCCAAGGACGCAGGACTGTCTCAGTCCCAGTTCGACACCATCCTCACTTACGATCTCGAGCGAACGAAGGAAGCAGGGGTAGCTGCTGTCGATACTTGGAACACACGGGTCCAAGGGTGGCGAGACGCCGCTAAAAACGACACAGACTTCGGTGGCACCAATTACGACGCGAACGTCAAAGACGCCTTACGGCTGATGAACACGTTCGGAGACAAGGACCTCACAGCCCTCGTCAAGTCGCCGTCACCCGAAAACCCTGAAGGTCTGGCCATCGGCAACAACCCCGCCTTCCTCCGTTTCCTAAACCGCATCGGTAAAGTGGTACAGGGTGAACCCAACCTGCTGCAGGGCGACGCAGCACAGACGGGCGCCAGCGACGCCGCAAGGCTGGAGAAAATGTACCCCTCGATGTTTAAGTAACTCTTCAAACAACGGAGGGCCTTTGAATGGCTGTTCTTGGTACACTAAACCCAACACTTTCGGACCTCGCGAAAGTCACCGATCCAGATGGCAGCATCGCTGACGTCATCGAAATCCTTAACGAGACCAACGAAATCCTTGCGGATATGACGTGGCTCCCGGGCAACCTGACGACTGGCAACCAGTCATCTATCCGATCCGGTCTGCCGACACCCACATGGCGCAAGCTGTATGGTGGCGTTCAGCCTACCAAGTCGCGCGCTGTCCAAGTGACTGACACGTGCGGCAACCTTGAAGACTACGCCGAAGTCGACCGAGACCTCGTCGACATGGCAGGCAACCCTGCTGCGTTCCGTCTGCAAGAAGACCGTCCTCACATCGAGGGCATGAACCAAGAGATGGCCGACACGCTCTTCTACGGCGACGAAGCAACCGCCCCCGAAGAGTTCACCGGTTTTGCACCACGCTTCTCGTCTCTTGGCGCTGAGAATGGTGACAACATCATCGACGGCGGAGGGTCAGGTGCTGACAACGCTTCTGTCTGGCTGATCTGCTGGTCCCCAATGACATGCCACGGCATTGTTCCAAAGGGATCGACAGCTGGCCTCAGCTCCCGTGACCTCGGCGAGAACACTCTCGAGGACGCGTCGGGCGGTTCCAACACTGGCCGCATGCAGATCTATCGGACCCACTACAAGTGGCAGGCTGGCCTGACTGTACGCGACTGGCGTTACGTTGTTCGCATCGCGAACATCGACCGTTCGTTGCTGACCAAGGACATCTCGACTGGTGCGGATCTCAACGATCTTATGCACCGTGCTTTGACGGAAATCCCCAACGCTTCTGTGGGCCGTTGTGCATGGTACATGGACAAGAACATCCTTGCCTTCTTGCGTCGTCAGACGTCCAACGCTGTGTCCAACTCTACGTTGGCCATGGAGATGGTCGGCGGCACCATGCAGACGAGCTGGGGTGGATATCCAATCCGTCGGTGTGACGCTCTGTCTATCAACGAAGCACGCGTAACCTAAGGCCCACAAGGCCGACGTGTATAGCTAGAGAGAAAGGTCTCACTATGATCATCGACACACTAAACCAGTTCACGGCGAACGCCAGCGTGGCAGCCGCAGCCAGCACGGCCCTCGTGGGTGACGTTATCGACCTTGGGGCAACCCCCCAAGACCTCGGTAACGGCAAGCCCATGTACCTTGTCATCATGGGCGGCGACGCTGCGATCATCACCGGTGGATCAGCCGGCACGATCCAGTTTGAGCTGGCGTCTGACGCGCAGGCTGCCATCGCGATTGATGGCACAGCGTCCACGCACATCCTGACGCCTACGTTTGTCACGGATGACGCCGCCTCGAACGACATCAACATCGGGACAGATGTCTATGTGGGCGCGCTGCCCACTGGAGCAGGGATCGCATACGAGCGTTACCTCGGCATCCTCGTTATTGTTGCGGGCCAGACCGTCACAGCAGGCACCATCAAAGCCTTCCTGACGTACGATCCGAAGGCTTGGAAAGCCTACGCGGACGGTGCTAACTAAAGCACCCATTTAGGGGGCCGCGAGAGCGGCCCCCTTTACCAATTCACACAACGCCAGATTGGAAGAGTTACATGGCTATCTTAGTACGTTTTTCACGAGACGGGTGGTACCACCCAGCATTTGGTCGCCTCGGACGAGGCAAAGGCGCGGACACCATCTACCGTCTGCCTGACCAGTTCGCCGAGCGGGAGACCATCAAGGTCCCTGTCATGGACCACAGCAGCAAACCTCCGCGGCAGATTGCTGAGAAGACCATCGAGCGGTACAAGTTCCTGCCAGAGAGTGTCCACATCATCGAGCCTGAAGAGTTCGCTGAGCTGGTGCAGTTGGCTGAGGACGAGAACGAGGCCGCGCCCAAGGCTATCACACCAAGGATCGCCGAAGACGGCGCCCTTGCAGAGGTGACTGGCCGAGGTAAGATACCAAAGGTGCAGTCTGCAAAGGACCGCACAGCAGGCAACCCTAAGCCGAAACGACCCGCACGCAGGGCCGTGAAGCCTCAGGAAGCACCAGCCGCACAGGAGTAGATCATGGCCGTCTCGGAAGTACAGATCGCGAAATTAGCCCTACAGCACTTGGGTGACCGCTATGACATCACCAGCCTCGACGAGGCTGGCACAGAGGCGGAGCAGGTAAACCTTGTCTTCGCCAATGTTCGAGACGCCTTGATCCGCGAACACCCTTGGAAGTTCGCGCTCCGCTACTACAACCCCAGCGCCCTCATAGGCACACCGCCTGCGCGCTGGGGCTATATGTACACGTACCCGTCCGACGCCTTGAAGGTGTGGCGCATCGTCAACCCGCTGGACCCCCACGGGGACACGCTGCCGCCTCTCAAGTGGAGTGTCGCGCGCAACGCGAACGACACCAAGGTTCTGCTGACCGACGAGAGCGCGCCCGAGTTCGAGTATTGCAAGCAGGTTGTCGACACCGGAGAGTTCGACGCGAATTTTGACATGGCACTGAGCTACCGCATTGCTGAGGCTATCGCCATGCCCATCACCGGCGACCTCAGCATCAAGAACAGCATGGCCCAAGAGGCCGCTGCGCGCACCGGCACCGCCAAGACAGAAGACGGCAACGAGGGCGTGAACCGAGAGATGTCGCACGATCCAGACTGGATCAGAGCAAGGGGCTAACATGACCAAGATGATCCAGCCGAGCATGGCAGGCGGCGAAGTATCCGCACCTGTCGCGGCCCGTGTAGATCTTGGCAAGCGCGCAGTCGCTGTCGAGGTGGCTGAGAACTACGTCGCTACGTTCACCGGCGCCATGACGTCGCGCGCTGGCACCAAGTTCGTGGCGCAGTGCAAAGTGGGCGCAGGGCCCCACCGTATCGTAGAGTTCGAGTTCAACAACGAGCAGACATTTGTCATCGAGATGGGTGACGCCTACATCCGCTTCCACACACTGGGCGCACAGGTCTTAGACAGCGACGCGATCAAGACGATCACCGGCGTCACCGCTGCTGACCCGGCTGTCGTGACCAGCACAGCGCACGGCCTATCAAACGGCGACGAGGTGTACATCTCTGGCGTGGTCGGTATGACCCAGCTGAACGGCCGCAACTTCCTCATTGCCAACGTGGCCACCAACACTTTCGAGCTAAAGGGTTTGAACGGTGTCGACGTCGACGCCAGCGCCTACACCGCGTACTCCAGCGGGGGCACGGCCATCCCACCTTACGAAGTCGTGGCCCCTTGGGCGGCGTCTGATCTGTTCAAGGTGGGTTACGCACAGTCGGGCGACATCATGACCCTGACGCACGCAGACTATCCTCCGCAGGAGCTGATCCGCATCGACAATGACAGCTGGACCCTGACGAAGGTTATACTGGAGCCCTCACAGGCGCCCCCCACAGACATTGAGGTGTCTGTAAACCCGCCCGTCACCTCGGTAGCCATAAGCAACGTGACACAAGCCAACCCCGCAGTCGTGACCACTGCCAGCACTACACTGGTCACGGGGGATCGTGTCATCATAACGAACGTGGGAGGTATGGTTGAGCTGAACAACTTTACCTACGAGATCGTCGTGCTGGGTGCGACCACGTTCACGCTCAAGTACAGCCAGAGCGGCGCCATTGTGGATAGCACAGCCTTCAACGCGTACACCAGTGGGGGTGAGTTTGACGCAGATATACGCCCCAGAAAGTACGCGGTTACCGCAGTCAACGCGGTTGACGACGAGCAGAGCTTGCGCGGGCCATGCCTCTTGCACGACGCTGACAACGAGATCACCATAACAGGCATCACCAAAGCAGACCCCGCCGTGGTTACCACAGCTGAAGGGCACGGCCTCGAGACTGGTGATGACATGATCGTCACGGGTGTTGTCGGTATGACTGAGCTAAACGGTCGTCGCTTCGACGTCGTGTTCATAGGCCCACGCTCTTTCAGTCTGCGCAGCTTGGATGGACGCGCTGTCGACAGCACTACGTTTACGACGTACTCCAGCGGGGGTATTATCTACGAGCTGGCGTGTGTTGTGCACACCAGCGCCGCGTCAGAGTGGGATAACTCTCTGCGTTGGACCATCGCTGAGGGCGCACAGTATTACAACGTGTACGCGACGGAGGGGTCCGGTCTGTTCGGTTACATAGGCACCACCACCAAAGCTGCCTTTGAGGACCGCAACATCGCGCCTGACTACACGCGCACACCGCCGATCAGCTACGACCCGTTTGACACGTTCGCGGGTCAGACAGGCGTGGCACCGCAGTCCACTGGCTTCTTCCAGCAGCGTCGGTACTTTGCCAACAGCAACACGTTCCCCAACCGTTTCTGGGCGAGCCAGATCGGGCACCTGTCTAACTTCTCAAAATCGGTCCCTGCGCTGGACGACGACAGTATATCAGCGACGATTGCTGCCCGTCGCATTAACGAGATCAAGCACATTGTGCCGCTCAGCGACCTGATCCTGTTGACGGCTGGCGGAGAGTACCGCGTGACAGGCGGCGCGGACGGTGCCGTCA